GGGATTGCGCTGACGCTTGATATTTCAACCCCTAAATTTGAAGAACCCGCAACACCAAACGACCCCTTTCCTACAACCTCAAAATTTGTATATGGCGAAGTCGTTCCGATTCCAACATTGCCAGCGCTAGTGATGCGCATTCTTTCAGTATATGACGAACCGTTTATGAATCTTAGATTGCCGCCAGCTGATGTACCGATATTAAAATTATTGCTTGGGTCTAATTCAATTGCAGTTCTTTCAGTTCCGGCACTATTTCTGAATCTTATTTCATCATTATTTTGCAATAATATATTGCCGTCTATTTCTAACTTTTGACTTGGCGAAGTCAATCCAATTCCAACGTTGCCGTTTTGAAAATATGATGTGCCGTTTCCTCTGATGCTAAATATTTCAGTTGTATCTTGTTTTCTTACAAGCAAAGGCGCGTCACCTGAATCAACGCCCGCAGTTATTATGACACCGCTTGAACTTGCATTGTTTTGAAACCAACCCGCCCAACCAGCAGTTGACCGAATGTTTCTTATTCCGTCACCTACAACGTCAAATTTGAATGAAGGCGAAGTCGTTCCGATTCCGACTTTGCCGTCTGAAGTTATGCGCATTGATTCATCTAAATTCTCATCATTTTGTGTAGTAAAAAACGCTAAATTGGTACTACTGTCAGAGTCAGATGATGCCTTTCTTATTGCCGCAATACTAGCGCCAACTAAACTATTGCCTGGTGTTGAACTATCATTGCCCGCTATTCTAAACTTAATACCAACACCCTCACCCCCGGCTTGGTTTATAGAATTTCCGTCATCTCTTGATGAAACAGTAAGTAAATAATCTATTGCTGAAACGGCTGATAATTGTTTGCTGATTTCTAAAGAAGAAACCGGCGAAGTCGTGCCAATTCCGACGTTGCCAGATGAATTTACTCTTAATTTTTCAGTATTATTTGTAAAAACTTGAAAAGTGCCACTTTGAAGTTGTAAGATTTTAGATGTATTTTGATAAACATAATAAGAATGGTTTGAACCAAATTTAAATTGATTGTTTCCGTATTCAGTTACATATTCATTACCATTATTATGTAAAAAGCTAATTTTTAAAGCCATGAAAGGATTTGAGTCACCGTTTGCTTGTGAACCGTAAAGTTCCAATTTTGTGTCAGGCGAATCCGTTCCAATTCCGACTTTGCCGCCGTTGGGCTGTATTGCTAAATTATAAGTTGTAGCTGTGCCATCTGTTCTTTGTGAACTTATATAGCCAACCCCGCTAGAATTAGCACCAATAGCAACTCCATAATTATCGTCAGAAGTGCTATTGCCAAAAACAGCAGCTGCCGTATTAGAACCGGCTGTTGGTATTGTAGTTCCACCTTTGGACACTTGAAGTCCAGCGGCCGGTGAATCCGTTCCAATTCCGACTTTGCCGTCTGACGTGATTCGCATCACTTCAGCGCTATCGGTTGTGAATTTAAAAACTTGTGAATCTAAATGCAAAAAAGCATATCCGTTAGCGTCATCGTAGTCGCCAATTTTGACGCTTAAATCTGATATTTTTAAAGAATCAATCCCATTTGGCGTTGTGACATAAACTTCACCGTCAACATCAAATTTCCCCCTTGGTGAACCTTGTCCGATTCCAACCGCGCCGCCCGTTCCTAAATAAACATTTGAAGAATTTCCAAGCCCGTCGGTGATTAGTTTATAACTCCCACCAAGCGGGTCATTGTCGGTTGTTTTTAAAAGCCCGTCGTAAGTATTTTTTATTCTTTTGTCAGTAAGTGAAGCCATGAAATCGAAATTTTTACAAATTTACGAATTTACAATTTGACTTTTTATTTGTGACGGTTATTCCCCATGACTTTTTCAATGCCACGGCTTCCAAAGTAAGCGCCAACAATTAATGACAAAACACCTTGGATTGATTCAAGCGGGTATTCTAAAAACCAACCCGTCACGTATGCAAGCGAAAAAAAGACAAGTGTCAAAGGGCGCACGTTTTTTGTCAACCAAGTTCCCGTTGCTGACATGTCGGATTGCCAACGCTTTGTGACTTCTTGCATTTCAACCAAATCCATTTCCAGCATCTTCAGCGCGGTTTCTTTATCCGGTTGGGGTATTGTGTCGTCTTTTTCAATTAAACGCTTTACAACGCCCAAAACGCCCGAATCCGGCAATACGTCGTCAAGTCCCGAACCAATGGTTGAACCGATTTGATTCAAGAATTTTCCGACTTTCGTTTCTTTGAACGACTTTTTTTTAGACATTGTGTGCGTCGTTTTGGTTTGTAATATGTTTGTATTCTTCAACGGCGTCAAAACTTGGACATGCCTTTGTCGAAAAATTATTGTGACCATAGATTCCCGCATGCGGAAACATTCCCTTCAGTTGCCAAAGTAGTTCCTCAAGTGCCAAGCATTGTTCCGGCGTTCGGGTGTCAATCCAATTTTTCATTTCTTTGTCCATTCCGCCAACGTAACAAACGCCAATTGAATGACGGTTTTTTCCTTTGCAATGCGCGCCAATTTTTTCAATTGGTCGCCCGTCTTCAATGCACCCGTCAAGTCCAATGACAAAATGATAACCAATGTCAGAAAACCCGCGTTCCAAATGCCAACGTCGAATTTCGTCAACACTTGTTTCACGTCCGGCGGGTGTTGCCGTACAATGAACAATGATTTGGTCAATTCTTCTCATATTTGAAACACGCGGTTTGATAGTTCCATAATCGAACGAAAATAAGTTTTGTCAATCATGTCGTCTTCAACATAGGAAATTGATTCGATTTGTGAAGTGTATATTTTAAAACCATTTGAACCAAGGTCAACATAACCCCCCGAACGTGTGCGTACGATTTGCGCAATTTTGTCGGTGATTATATTGCAATCAAGTTCACCCCCGGTGTCGGAATCAAAACGCGTATTGACTTCGATTCGTGTGATGACTTCGGTGTTGTATGAATCACGATTGTTGTCAATTTCGTTTGTTTCAAGTGAATAAACACGAATGTAAGGAAACGTTGCATTTGAAGGGACGCGCCCATAAACCGGGACGTCAACCGAATCCAATTGAACATTCCCGTCAAGGGCGTCAAGGATTCCTTTGCGAACAAAACGAATTGGGTCTTTCATCTTACAATGTTTTTAATTTTACGATTCATGTTTGACAACATGTCGCGTAATGCTTCACGCGCTGAATTGTACAAATAAGGGCGCGCCGGCAAATCCACTTTCTTTTTTCCCCTGAATTTTTCAGCATAAGATTCAGGAATTCCAAGTTCTTTTAGTTCTGACAAATCAACTTCACGCCCCGTTCCGAATTCAACATAGGGCGCGTATTTCATACCAGCTTCAACAACGGCTTGGTCACCTTCTCGTTGTGCTTTGATTGACTTCATCAAATCACCCGTGTCACGCGGGACACGTTCTTTTGCAAGTCGTTGCGTTGTAAGTCCCCACGTTCCAACCTCATTTGACAATTCTTGTTTTGACAATCTGAACAAACGTTTCATTTTTTGGTCAAGTTCTTTCAAATCAACCGGGTCAACATAAACACGTGAATATTGAAACTTTGCCATTATATTTCAGTCGCTTTGATTGTTGTAAAAAAGTCTTCAACCGAATCAATTCGGTCGTTGATTCTCATTTTTTCGCTTGACCCGTCAAATTGTAAAATGTCCGAATCCAAAATTTGGTCAGCGGTCTTTTTCCTGAATTGCAATTCAATTTCAAGTTTACGTTGCCGCAAACCGCCTTCTTGTTCGATTTCCCCGCGTTTCTCGACTTGATTGCACCAAACCGTCGCAATTGTTGATTCGCTTGATGTAAACCCCCCAAAACCGTCCGCGGACTTTGTAAGGCGCAAAATCTTAATTCGCGAATTGAAATCACCGCTTTGCATTATACAAACATTTGTTTGTGTGAAGACAAAATCGACTTCACGTTTGTCGGGATTTCACTTAATATGCGCCCGCCTTCAACAAAGTCAGCACGATTGTCATAATAAGTTGAAACCATTTGAAGAAGTGCTTGTTTGATTAAATCGTCCGACAATCCCGCCGTTGTGTAAGTGATTAGAACTTCCTTTGCAAAAGGCGTATTTGAACCGGACAAAACTTGATTGACACCACTTGTCAAAATGATTTGTTCTTTGTTCAATCCCTTTTCCTCATATTCCGCCGTTTGACCCTGAACGGTCACGCTTGAAATTGACGCAACGGGCGCAAAAGGAATCTGAATGAATCCTTCGGCTTTGTCCATGTAATATTTGCGTTGTTTTGCAACTATGTCGCGCGAAATATAATTTTCACACCAAATGCGCGCTTGAACAATCATGCGGTCAATCAACGTGTCGTCAGCGGTTGTGTCTATACGAACGTAGTCTTTAACGTCTGAAGTTGTAATCAATTCCGAACCCGTTGTCGATACGATTTCAATTTGTCGCATTATTCTTCGCTTTTAGGTTCTTCTTTTTTTGCCTTTTTTGCTTTGGGTTTTGGTTCTTCTTTGTGTTCTTCGCAGTAACCTTTTGAAACCCATGCAGAACCCGTGATTGCGCCAACTGTGTAAATTTCACCAGCTTCAAACAAGTTTGAACCGTGCTTGATGCGCTTTGTCATTTTTACTTTCATGATTTGTGATTTTATTTAACAAAAATACAAAAAAAAACGCCGAACAAATTCGACGCTTTTTCCTAATGAAACAATGAAAAAATCTTACTAATTGAAGAATGGTGCAAAGTTATTAAAAAAATTCGAATACTTTCCGCCGGGAATAAACCTGAAGGCGCGTTGTTCTTCATTTGGAATAATGAAAAAACCGTCAAAAACATAAATCGCAAAAACGTCAACCAAATCTTTTGTGTAAAAATTTCCAGTCGTTCGCATTGTTACGTGAACCCCTTTTTTGACTTCAGATTGTACCCGTTCATTTGCATTTTTGATTTGTACTTTTGAAAGCCGCCCTTCATATTCAACAATACAATCGTATCTTGACGAATCAAGCAAAGGCATTGAAACGTTCAGTCCGCATTCCATTGCGGCGGTCGCGAATTTGTATTCAGCGAAACAACCTTTTTGGTTGGTGTTCATTTGTTTTTGTTGGTTGTAACCAAATTACAAAAAAAACCCGCTGAATGTTCAACGGGTTTTCAACAATTAAAACCAAATAGAAAAATAATGAAAAATTAAAAATCCGACTTTTGCCGAATGCGGTGTTCAAGGTCTTCGATTCTTTTTGAAATCCTTGACAAAAAAATCTTATCATGAACGGTCATGAAATCCGATTTCGATTCCAATTCCTTCAACTGTTCTTTTATTTGCTGAATAAGTGTCATAATACAATCGTATCAAACCAAGCGGCGAACGCAAGGAATCCAACAATCAACGCGCCAACACCAATTGTGAAAACGCCGACGTAAATCATTTGTTCAAATTTATTCATCGTCCCAACGCTTTAAAAATTTCATTCAACAATTTGTCATTGACGGTGTGTTGGTTTCTTATGACTTTGTCAAGCAATGATTTTAAACATGAAACTTCATGCCCTAATTTGTCGGCACGTCTGTTTGAATCATTCCATAAATCAAAATAGTATTGAACCATTTTTTCGTTGCTTATTCCTTTTATGTTTTTCATTGTTTTAAAATTTATACGAATTGAACAAATGTATCAATATATCTTGAAGGGTCGTTTTTCATTCTGTAAAGAATAGACAAATCATAAGAAAATTCATTTTGCAATTTTGCTTTGTAGATTGTAGCAATTCTTCGTTCAACGTTGTTGACAAATTTGTTTCTAATTTCTTTGTCGTTTAAACCTTTTTTGATTTTAATGTCAGATAAAAAATTCATTTGTTTCATTATTTAATACCCCAAAGATAAAACAATTCTTTTAAATACCAAATTTTTTTTCAAAAAAAAGTAAAATTTTTTATTTGTACGAATATAAAGCACAAAAAAAAGGGACACAAATGCGCCCCTTTTATGGTCTATTTGCTTACTTATTAAGCAGTTTCAAGCGCGGCTTTGTCAACGCTGAAATCACCGTTCACAAATGCGTTTGGTAGGTAATTAGTCAATGCAACTCTTTCCATTACACGAACAGTCACGAAACCGTCACGAATGTTTGTGCCGTCTTCTCTGAAGAATTCAACAGAAACATTGTCACGAACCCAAAGTTGTGTTCCAACATTAAAGTTTCCGATTAAGTATTTGTCGGAAGTGATTGCAGTTGAAAGAACTACGGGAACGCCGTTGATACGTGGTTCAAGTCCTTGATACCATTGGTCTTTCAAATAATTGTTGTTTGAATCTTTCAATAACAATATTTTGTGAAAGTCCGTTGGGTTTATCATAATGTAGTTGGCTTGATAGTTTGCAAGTGCAAGCTGGTTCATTGCAACCGTGAGAACGTCAAATTCATTTGCGCTTTCAATTGCGTTAGCGAATCCGCCAGCCGCAAAGTCAGTTGAATCGGTGATGATACCACTTAATTGTGGGGCAACTCCGGTTCCACTTAAAATTTGTGTGTCCTCAACTTCCAAAAGTTTTTCAGGCGCACGCGCTGACAAATAGCTTGTCAATTGTGGCGTATCTGCAAGCATTTCTTCAGAGATTCGGAAATAACTTCCAATTTTCTGAACGTTGGCATCACTTGCAGTCATATCGAAATCGGATTGCGCAAGCGTAGAACCTTCGGCAGTTGCCGCGGCGCCATTGTCATACGCGCTTTCCTTTACGAAACGAACAACGTCAGATTGTGTGCTTCCGACTGGAATAAGTTGACGAACGTGCGTTGAACGCGTTGGGTCAAACTTATATCCCGCAACTCTATCCGCTGGAATTACTTCACCGGTATATGAATTTGCAGTTGTCATGTCACCCGCTTTGATGTCAAATTTTGCGGAACGCGCATTTCCGTTTTTAAGGGCGTCAAGCGCACCTTCGGAAATTGCTTTTGTAAGTGAATTTTTGAATGATTTTGGTTCACGACTTTCATTGAATTTTTTAGTCGCTACTTCTTGGGCGTCAATTCTTGAATTCAGTTCGTTGAATTTTTCAGTCAACGCGTTGAATTCGTCTTTGTTAGTTGACGCAACGTTTTCAAATTTGACTTCGATTTCTTTTGCAATCGCGTCAATTTGAGATTTTGTGTTTTCTTCCATGATTAAATTTTTTGAAGAAGGTTCAACATATAATTAAAAGGTTCAGCAGCGTCAACCTCGTTTTTCGGCAACGTGGTTTCCTCAACCGGCGTTGTGAATTGTTCAAACAATGATTTTAGCTTTAAAAGTTCGGCTTCAAT